TAGACATGTTATCCGCACGTTCTTTTGATGCGGATATAATCATTATTTTCTTTTCAGGATCCTTGAATAGAGTCCAAAGAACAAACGCTCCAGTAATCCAACTTTTACCAACACCACGGAAGGCCTGGATCTGGAGACGCTTCGGACCATTTTGTAAGTAGTCAGCAATTGAGTACTGGGCTCTCGTTGGACTAGGTAAGTCGAGCTGTTCCCATAATGCTTGGAGAAATAGTTTGAAGTCATCTTGAAGGGCAGTTAAGATGTCAGTCATTTTGAAGGACTATAACCTGAACCACCTCCCCAAGGGTAGGCTTTTTTCAGTTGTTCGTTATTGAGTCCTAATTCACCCATTGTCTTTCCTTTGGGTTTATCTGATGGACTATCTGTGTTTTTAATTGGTGTAGAAGCTATCACCTTAGCTTTAGGTGATGATTTCATTTTGTTGTTTCTTGGTCCTGCTACCATAATTACCCCTTACTTCGGATTCGTTGATTACGTTGTTTACGGAATTCGTCTTTTAAAGACATTGTTTTATCTTTTTGAGTAGAACGTGCTTGTTCTACGTCTTTTGCAGCTTGACCTACAGCCTGACCAATTTTATAAATTGCTAAGCCAGCACGATTAGATTTCTTTTTCTTTTCTTTAGCCATAATTATTTTCGTAATTGTTTAGCTGTTTTTTTAGCTTTCTGTGATGCAGAAATAAAGTTTTTTACAGTTTCCTTATTTTTAGATGTAATTAACGGTAAGACAGGGCCTTGACCTTCTAATCCTTTTTGTTGCTGCGCTACGGGTTCATCAAAGCTTTCAATTTTTCGTTGTTCCATGACTTCAGCAATATCAGCACGTCGATCAACTAATTCATTACGTTGTCTTAGAAGACCTGCACCTGCATCATCAAATGAACCAACTTGTTCTTCAAGACCCATTCTTCCCCAAACCTCTTCAAGTAATCCACCTTCTTTAGTCATTGGTTGGGAAATATCTCTAAAGATTTGTTCTTGGAAATCAATTAATTGGTTTATATCCATATTATCAGCTTTAGCAGCTAATTTATCTAAATCACTTAATCTTTGTACTGCAAAGAAATCGTATGCAGTAGATTGTCTGAAAGCAATCCATTTTTTAACAGCTTGCTGTAAGTTAGGATACTTACCTTTTACTGGTTTTCCTGCTCTTTCTAAGATCCAATCTCTATCAAAACTAGTGAAATCTTCATCAATTTTCTTTAATTGTTTCCAGATTGCATCAGTGAACTGTTTAGGTTTAGATCTTAAAGCAGGTACATTTGGGGTACCAGAAGGTTGGAGCCCTGGTGAATGTGGGAAATTAGGATCTTTTAACATCAACTCTTGATGTAAGACTTGATGAGGCATTCTATTCATATACAAACCAGCACTCTTACGACTACCAGTTGGTATACCCATATCATACCCTAAATTATTTAACCGTACTAAATCTGCTTCTGTAGCTTTACCGTCTCGTAGTAATTTTAATGCTCGTTTATAAATCCGTGCTTCTATAGCTTTCATTCCTTTATGATGGAATTCCAAGCTTTTATGGAAAGATGCTTTATACCTTTGATCTCCAAGGGTTTCTAATATAGAAAGAGAGGATCGTGGTTTCTCAACATTTGGTAGATATTCTATAGTATCAAAAGCGTCTCTTTGAGGACCAGTAGCCACTAGACTATCGTAATAGTCTTTCTCTGTTTTAGTCAAATCTTCATATGTTTTCTTATCACCTTTTTTCCATTTACCGTGTTTTTTCTTTACAGTTAACAAATCATCTAATGCTTCATCTAAACCACCACCTGGTTTATACCAGTCATAACCTACCTGATCTGTAGTAGTAATTTCAGGTTCATTTATAATTGATGATGTACTATGTTTATTAGCAGCTTCAATTACTTCTTCATTATATCTAGCAGGTGTTTGTGTTTTATGCTGGTCGCCTATTATAAGACTACCATTATCGTCTCCATGTACTTTAGGTTTTGGAACTGTTGAAGCACCTGTCTCACCATTTTCTAAAGCACCTCTAACTCTTTCAAGTTCTAAAGGATCATATTTACCAGTTCTAGCCCAGGCTTCGATTTGTTCATCAATATAACTAAGCCCTGTTCTAATACCTCTACCACCAGCTTCAATAACTTCATCAACTGAAGATCGGGCTCCTCTTGCGGCTCCTTTTGCAGCTCCTCTTGCAAATCCAGAAAATGTCATTTCTTCTTCTTAATTTTAAGCCTACTTTTACGGTTTTCACCTTCAGGTTGTAATCGACCTTTAGTTTTACTACCTTTATAATGAGAAGCATCTAAACCATCACCAACTGATCCTCCTAATTTAGCAGATAATCTATCAGCTTCTCGTCTAATAGATTTACCTTTTTCTGTTTGCATATAAGCTTTTTGTTGTTTAAGACGTTTAGCTTTTGCTTTAGGATTCTTTTTATAGTAATCAGCGGTTGATTGCTTTGCCATAAAGCCTCCGATTAACTAGTTCAGGGTCTACTTTAGGTAATATCTTAGAAAGTTTATCTAAATGATTACCTTCTACTGCTACTCCACTGATATCGTTTATCTTCAGCCAATCACAGGCTGCTTTTAAATCTTGGGTAGAAGCTTCACCACTTTTAACTCGTTTAAGGAATTCAGTAGTGACAAGGTTATGCAGCTCATTGAACTGCTGTTCTGTTGCTTTCATCTGCTTCTTCTGTAGAAGTAATTTGTGAGTCGTGACCTTCACCCATGGATGAACCACCTTTCCAGTCCATTCCGACTGCGGAGGGCTCTACTCCGTTTAACCATTGTTGAACTGACAGGAAACAGCCACCTTCTGGACCTGCTTTTGCAGCGTGCTCGTCATTAGGTAATACTCTGACTACTCTATAATGAGCAAATGGTAGATTAGAATCTGGAGAAGGTTTATTAGCAAACCACATAGGTAAGGTAACTCCTCCATTTGAATGGAATTCAATTCCTTTTAATGCTACTTCATATGAATCAACATTAGGGTGTGTATGAGGTGGGATATAGGTATTTGGTTTTACCGTAACAAGTTCTACTTGAAATGGTTCATGTCTATAAATACACAAAGAAGTTAGATTCTCTACAAAATGTATAGATCTATTTAAAGGTGTACAAATTCTCTGACCTGCATCTATGTACCATTCTAGGAATGTAGTCAGGTCATCATCGAATTCTCTTCCTGTTCCGTCTTTCATCAGCTAAATAATTTTGTTTTTACTATTGCAAGTGCTTGATCGTCTAGTTTGTTATCGGTACGCTTTACATAAGCTTCAAGTAAATCTACTACGAGCTTTTTGACTGAATCCGACTTCAAGAAGGCGAATAGGATGGGCTTGATTACTAGGATCATTTTTATTTACCAA